TCATCTAATATTTCGTTAATGCGTGTGCCTGCTAAGTCGCCAGCAATTGCACCTGTAACTGTGCTGATCTGTGCTACCTGCGCTAATCTAAATGCATCTACAGCTTGTATAGTCGTAATGGCTACATCTTCGCCAGATTCACCTGGGTATGTAGTTACATAGCTTGTAATAAATCCGCTAAATATAGGATAAGTTACTGATGAGTATGTTGCAGTAATCTGCACTTTTTTCATAGGCGTTAAAAGTCCTGCGTAAGGTCCTGTTACGTTTTGCGGATTAAAGTCGCCATTCTGATCTACTATGCGTAATGTTAGTGCGCCTGTCTGGAATTGATCTGATAGTGCAGTACGGCCTCGGTTAGTCTCTATGCGATTTACTTGATTAGATACGTCAACTATAACTGGCGAAGGCCCTTCGAGTACGTTTGTATCTAATATTCCTGATCCCAAAATAAGAGCCTGCGCAAAACTAGGCCCAGTGCTAAAATTTATAAATGCATTTATTACAGGTACGGTCATTAAAAGCCTTGACCTGCTGGTACTGTGCTATATCCATTCTTTGTAGCAATTTGTATAGATTCTGCTATGGCTTGACTTAATCTATCACCAGCATTAGCAGTGTTTACTGTTACTACAATTTCCTGTGGTGCAGCATTTGATCTACTGCCTGGCGTAAATCCAAGTGCTAAACCTAGATCCATACCTGCAGCACTAGATGCAAAGTTAGGATTATTTATAGAAGTATTAGCAAGGTTGGCGATATTACTACGACCACCAAGGCCACCAATTATTGTGCCCCCTGGGCCTATCTGTGATGGACTTACTCCAAAGCTAAGTAATAATTGTTTAGCAGCCTCGCTGAGTGCGTAGAATTGTTTAGTCAATTCTTCTGTCGCTGTCGTGCCGTTCATCTCAGCTAGTAACTTCTTAGCCAAAGCCTCGTTATTATCTAAAATAGCAAGTTGCGCTCTAATTCTTAATTTAGTCTCAGCATCTGTAGCAGCGTTTAGTGCAGCTGTAAGTCCTATGCGCTCTAGGTCAAACTTGTCGCGTAATTGATCTACGGCAGTCTTTTTCTTTAATAGATCGTTTTCTTGTTTACGTAAAGACACGCCAGTTTTGATCTGTGTAACTTCTTGCCTTAATAAAATCGCTCTGCTTGTAGCTGGTGATAATCTAGGTGCATTCATATCAGATTTACGTAAGAACTTGCCGCCTACTTTTACGCTTGCATTAGGGTTTAGCAGTCCTATTACATCGCCAACAGTCCTAAATGCGTTGCCTATCTTTTCAGCTGCATTAACCATCTTTACTGTAAATGTATCTATATCGTTACTGCCAGATAATGCTGCTATTGCATCTAGTAAGCCCTTGCCTATTGCCTCTTTAGATTCATCTACGGCTACCGTTAATTTAGCCATACTGCCTGCATAGCCTTCTACAGCTGCTGCGGCCTGACCTGCAAAGTTAACGTTAAGTGTGCGCTGTACTTCTAAAAATGATGCTGACTTTAATTGTGCCTTGCTTAGTCCTACGCCTAACCTGCCTAATGCTGCGTTATCGCCTAGGTAAGCCTTAGACAAGCTAGTAGATACAGCTGTAAGATCCTTGCCAGTGCCTGCTGATACGTTTAGTGCAGTCTCAAATAAACTCTGTGCTTTGGCAACATCTTTAGTTACTATGAGCAAACGCTGAAAGCCTGGAATAAGATTTTCATCTACTATGCCAAACTGCAAAGATAATTTCTTTAAGTATTCTTCTATGCCTGGCTGCTCAAACTCTAATCCTAAGTTACTGACTGTAGTGCGTAATTTAGCGGCTGCCTTTTCTGATTCTATAAATGCGTTAACTGCATTTCTTCCAAAGTTTGCTAAGGCTGCAGCTGCAAAAACTTTAGTAAACGTCTTGCCTAATTTTTGCGCTTGCTTATCAAATGCAGATATTTCTTTCTTACCCTTTTTTAAGGCTTTGCCGTTAAAGGTAGCAATAGCCGAGACGACTACATTGGCCATTACGCTGCCTTCTTAATCTCTGTAGATTTGTTAAATTGTATAGCCGTTGCGTTTATGGCTTGTAGTATCGCATCGTAAACTTTAGGACTATCTTGTGCCCAAGCCTTAAATATAAGTCTGCCTTTAGTTTTTTTACCACCACCACGTATGCCTTTAATCTTAGGCTGTGATGTAAGTTTACCCATAGATGTTACAAACTGATAACCTGCAAACGGATTATTAGATGCGTACTCTCTTGTAGATTTATTATAAGTATATTCTCTAGCTCTTCTAGTACCCTCAAATCCTTGCACTGCGCCTACAGGTGAGTTAGGTGTGCCAAGATTTATCTGCTGAAATGGCGCACGACCTTGTGGGTTATTACGGCCTGCAGTCTCATATATGCGACCAGCTGCGCTAACGTTGTAAACGTAGTTGCTAACCTTAAATCCATTACTAAATGTTTTATTTTCGCCAGGGTTATAACCAATACCTGCCTTAACAGTAGCAGCATCATATTTTGGAAACGGGCGATAGTTAATTGCTGGGTTAGGTGCTTTACTCCAGCCTGATAACACGCTGCCGTTACCCGGCACAAATCCTTGTGCTTTACTTGCTACGCCACGCATTAAAGGATCTATAGCAGTCCTAATCCTTTGACGCATATCTTCATCAATAAACTCTAAACCTTTAAGGACATCTTTAACGCCTACGACCTCGACTGCTGGCATTTTTGATCTCCTTTGCTCTATCGCTAAGTACCTGCACGATTGCTCGTAGCATTTCTGAGTCCATATTTATAAACTCACTAGGCGCGATCCCTAGCTCTACAGACAAACTTGCTATCGCATAGAGCGTAGAATCACGCTGTACTATTTTTTTTCTTCGTCTAATACCTCGACAGTTTCTAAGCTGTCAATAAACTCTAAACCAAATATAGGTACAGTTACGTTAGCCCTACGTAAGCACTCATGCGCTAAGAAGTAAATCTCAGTCTGCCGTTCGTGGTCACGTAGGACTTTACTAATCCCTGCGCCATACTTTAACTCGAAAGCGTACTCGACACCTGGTGTTATTTTATGCTCCGATACTTCACCATTAGCCCTTGTTATCTTTAGCTTTGCCATTACTACTCCTTAGGCTGTTACGTCAACTACTATAGGGCTTTGGCAGGTAAATGTGATTGACTGTGTGCTTATGTCGCCCACTGCGCCGTTTACATCCTGAGTATTGTTTACCAATACTGTTGTTTGATACTCTGGGTTAGTTGCACTAATTACAGCAGAAGTCTGCTTAATTGTTAGTGGCACTGTAGTACCCCAAGCAGCTTGTAGTGTTGCGTTTACGTTAGCTGCTGCTGTGTCATTTAAGAAGTCAATAGTGATGGTGCTGGCTTCTAAACCCTTTGCAAATCGGTGCGCGGTATCCCCCATAGCTGTTACTTCTAATTCATCAAATGAGCGGTTAATTGTTACGGCTGTTACGTGATCGCTTAGGGCGACACTGTTCAGCGTGACAACAACGCCATTACTTAGATAGATTGCCATTATTCGTTGTCCTCATCTTTCTTAGCCGCTGGTCGTTTAACCGCTGCTGGTTGGTCGGTAATCTGGCCTATTTTGACCAGAAAGTTATGCTCTTCTTCTGTTAGTCCTTTATAGCTCATGTTAACTCCAACTCGTTAGGATTGATACTGTTATCTCAGATACTAGCAAGTCGCCACTAGCTGCGTTGACTATAGCAGGTGCTGAAATAGTAGATATGTTTAGTGTAAGACTTGATGCTGCTAGTTTAGTTACTACTGCTAATATAAAGTTTTCCATGCCTGCTAAATTGCCTTGATTGTCAAATGCTGGTGTAGTCATAAGAATCTTAAAATTTGCTAAAGGTGCAATAGTTATGTAGTCATTATTGCTAGGCGTTAAGTAAGGATCACTAGGTGTAACTACTACGCTGTTAGCCAGTAGTGTTGCCGGTGGAAAACTAAATACAGACCACACGCCTGCATTAGTTAAATCTGTTGCAAGTGTGCTGCGTAGTGTGGTAATTGCAGCTGGCATTAGCCGACCAGTGAATTAGGACTAGAATAC